TACCCTCACAGCAATCTATTAGTGGGATATTCTTGAAATCAAAAGTGTTTGCGTTTTTAACTGATAGCATTAGAACTTCTCATTAGGGAAGTAGTATTTAGCAAGATCTGCGAGACTCTTAGGAATGTTCTCGTTAAGAAAATGCTGAAGGATCTTTGTATCGAAGACATTATACACATCCTCTACACCATAACGCTTTAGGAACTTAAGGTCAAAGCCACAATTTTGAAGGACTTTACGATTGTTCTTATTACGCATTACTTCACAGATGAAAGACATGAATCTTCCCTTAGTTTTGTAACCTAGTTTAGCCTCCTTGTGATCAACGGGTACCACCAAGGTCCTACCTAAGTCCCCTGTCTCTCTATCTACCAAGGTCATTGATACAGTGTGGATGGAATCATTGTTAAAATCAAGACCTGTAGTCTCAATGTCTACCGCTACATCCAAGGAGGTGCTAGTAAACTCGTCCTTAACCTTATCCAACTCTTCAATACTCAAACACATTGTGTATGGAGCATGAGACTCTATAGACATGTCTAACAAGTCATTTTCAATAGCGGCTTTGATATCGCCCCTGAAAAGAAAAGCATTCTTAGGCTCCGCTACAACTTGGAAAGGATGAATAATAGGAACAACCTTAAACTCATGTCCGTTCTCGGTCTCCATAACATCCGTCTTACCTCTAACCTTTCCAGACTCTTTGTTCCTACCATAGAGCATGTTAGTAGCTACGCTACCACAAGCAAAAACTAAAGAAGGCTTCATGTGATCAAGAGTATCATGAAGGTGGACCTTACAAGCTTTCCTAACGGCAGATGACAGGTTATCAGCAGTGAATTGAGGGCACTTAACAGCAGTTGAGAACCCCACCTTCCATTCACCTAAACCCATACGCTCTAGTTCGTTCTTAATAATCCTATACTCATTAGGACGAAACGCAGCATACTCCCCTTCGAACAACTTAGGGGAATCTGATAAGAACAGAATATCACAAGTGGATTCAAACTCGTAATCTAAGATAGTATGCTTAGGCAATGGAAGCTTTAAAGCAGGGCATTCGCCGCACTTAGGGTTGGCTCCTCGAAAACTGAGATCGCTCATAGGACTATGATAGATTGGTGGCTAATTATATTGACAATAAAAAATTTGAAGACCTAATACAAGAATTCAAATCAGGTAACAAAGAACATGAGAATGAATTATTCAACATGTTCGATGTTCTTATTGATCGACTAATGTTATCTTTTAGATTTAACGTCGATCATGAAGAAGCAAAACAAGAATGCTTCTTACTTATAATAAAGGTATTGAACAATTTCAAGAGAGAATCTGGTCAAGCCTTCAATTACTTTACTACCGTCATCCTTAATAACCTCCGACTCATTTACACTAAGAATAAGAAGTATAATGAGAAGATGGAGGCTTATAAAAGATTTAAGGCCGGGAACTACATGCCTAGTTCCGCGCCGATAGAACCATTGTAAGTTACCACTCGCGGAAATGACTTATGAATAACAACCATCATTGGTAGCTGATCATAAGACTGCAAGCACGCAGTGGAAATGGTTTCTCTGTGAGATTTAATCGCAGACCTAATTACTCCCAAAGGATTACGAACATCAAAAATGTCAATGACATTTAAATCCGTAGTACCGTCAGAAGGCAATTGATCATTAAAGTAGTTACACACGTCATCCCACTTATTTACAATGAGATAATATGCGTAATTCCTATCTTCTATATTGCTAACCACAGTAGACTCTAATTGCTTAGAAGTCTTAAGGTTAACAACACTGAAATTATTCTTTACTTTGCTCATCTGCGACTTCTACTTGTGGCTCTTCGGTTACAGCTTCGGGTGATCCCTCTGCCTTAGATTGCTGGTGTTGCTCCACGAGAGTCCTAATCTGCTCTGTCATTGTATTACACCCGGCAAAGAAAACCTGCTTATAAAAATCCTCATCACCTAACTCTGGTGGCTTGAGCTTGCAGAAGTTCTTAAAGCCTTCCGCTTCTTCCTTACTTAACTTAATCTGAATCTTCATACGACCTCTACTCCTTTCGGTTAATTTAACTTTAGCATCCTTCAACTTAAACGATACTTTATCCATGAGCCTATTATAGTCATGGAACTAAAATATGAAAGATGATTTTGACATTAGTCCTTTAACAAGGAAGAAGAAACTTAACTCTAGAGCGAAAGGAAATAGATTCGAGAATAAAATAGCCAAGATGCTTAATGAAAGATTTGAAACTAATGAATTCTGTAGAAGCCCTGGTTCTGGAGCATTCGCTACTACTCATAACTTACCTTCATATTTAAAAATATATGGAGACCTTATAACTCCCGAGAAGTTTAAATACGTCATTGAAATAAAGAAAGGATACAATGACGAAAGAGTAAGTGATCTACTTAATCCTAAATCTCAAATATTTAATATGATAGGACAAGCTCACAGAGATTCTAAAAAATCTTCTAGAAAGTTTATTTTAATTATTGGTCAGGATCGTAGAGATCCAATGGCTATTACTAATGAATTAAACCTTCCAGTAAGGGGATCTAAGGTTTCTGGGGTATTTAATGACGTTCAAGTAGAGATGTTTAAGTTAGCAGATCTACTAAGCATCGCTAATAGCTACTTTCTTTTTTAAAGATACTAAAATACTTTCTATTAAACTTAAGGCTTTAATAACCGTAGACTCTTCCTTAGGGCTTTTAGAATTGTTAGAGTACTTGTTGTAGTTACTTATTGTTTTCTTTCCGTAGTGTACTGAGTAGCTATTTGAATACGTTCCGTTAGACTTTCTAGATACTACTGCTTCCAGGGAGATTGTGTTACCGTTATCGTCCTCTAAAGTTATGGTAGTTGAACCCGGTTTACCTTCGTTTATCTTCCACTTAGACCCAGGTTTCCCTAGATTCGCAAACGCATCTTCTAACGGTTGATTATGCTTAAATCCAAATATTTCATTGTTCTTAATATCTCTAATTTCTAATCCTAAATCCCTGGTGCTATCCCCACCTACTCTCATCATTTTTAATTTAAGAGCATTAACTGCATTTTGATCTCCACTATTTATTTTAGACATTAACGATTGCTTTTCAACGTATAGTGCAACCTTTCTCTTTATCTTGTCTGGAGGGTCGCCTTTATACTCTTCAATAATCTGCCTTAAATTGTTTGCTTCTGGTGACTCAGGGAGATACCCTACCGCATCAATTAGAGAATCTACTACAATATTACCGGCGGTATCAAATACGTTAGAAGTGACTTGTTCTCCGTTTACTTGAACGCTAACTTTTTCATTATTAATTAAGAATCCATTTAAATCAGATCCCTCTTTTAATATTTTTGCTGCTTCTCGGTAAGATTTTTTATCTAAACCTATGAAGTCTTTGTATGCTTCTTCAGAGTTTACAATGTCATTCTCCGCGTCAGTTAATTTTTCTCCCCTAAGTATCTTATCTACAATTTCAACAGTCCTAGCTTGAGATCCTCCTGTTTGTGACCCGGCAGTAATCCCTTTAGAAAGTCCAATATAATTTTTAAGACTTGTGTTAATAATGCACACTGTTTTTTCTTCTTCGGGAGAATCCTCGGACAAGCCTTTCAACTTGTCAGATCCTTTTAAGCACTTTAAAGATTCTTGGTGATCATCCGATAGATCTGAAATTGGGGTTAGTACGGGATCAACACCAAGCTTACTGGCTGCATCTTTTGCGTCATCACAGTTGTCGAATACCTCTATAACATCTTGTCTCTTTCCCCCTCCCGTGTCTGTACCGGCTGGTAAAGCCATGACTGACCCTCTCTTGGCTATTTCTTTTCCATAAGGAATCATTGATTTAACTAATTTAGTTGTAAAGCTTCCTTCTTTAGACCCTACTTGTGTAACTAATTCTTGAGCCATAGCAACGGTAGCAGCGTCTTCAAGGTCTAAGCCAGTTTGCTTCTCACTTTCAGTCCATGTTTCAGTTTGTTCGGTCAGCTTATCAACTTTTCTTTTTATGTCAGTGACCAGTTTTGTTAATTGATTACCTAAACAATCGACCATTGCTTCGTCTTCATTAGCTTTTGCTTCTTGAATGAGATTAAAAAGATTTAAAACTTGAGGCAATTCTTCAAAGGTAAATCCTCGGTTTGCGTTCGCTCCTCCCGCCTTGTCCGTGTATAAATCAACTTCATCAGGAGAAACTCTTTTATTACATTGAGTAAACGCTTTTTTAAGAACCCCTTCATATAATCCCGTTTGATCCGACACTACAATAGAGTCATTATCTAAAACATTATTATCTGCTGCTACAATTAAAGATCTATTGCCCTCTGAACCCGTCATTGCAAATTCATTTCTAAGTTTTTTACAATAACCTTCGTTGGTGGTTTTTTTATTTCCGTTAGCCAACTCTGTTAAATTGGCTAACTTATCTGCAATCTTAGATCTTAATTCTGCGTCGGGCTTAGAGTCTACTTTTATAAGTTTTCCATCTTTATATATGAGTTTAAAAGATAGGTTAGTTAATCGAGATTCTAAAGATTGCTGTCCTCCACCTGTAAACCAGCTAAGAGCACCTTGAGGTGTCATTCCGACAGACTTAGCTAACTTCACAAACCATGTCCTGTTCACACAATTGTCTGACACTGTTTTAAAAGATTTAAGTATTGAGTTTGCAATTTCTTTCGTAAGACCACTCAATGTCTGAGTCATTCTTTCGATGGCCCATTCCCCAGGACTCTTTGATCTTTTAGTTTCAAATTTGGTTACACCTTCTTCCTCACCTACAATAGCTGTTAATAATGCTTTAAATTTTTGGTTGTTTCCTTTAGAAGGAGCAAGAATACTATTTTTTGGATCGTATACTCCAGTTCCATTAGAAATTATTAATGATTTTGATTGAGTGCCTGCATACCATCGAGCTTGCTTGCCATTAACTGTAGCTACTTGTCCCTTAGGACCTTCAGGATTCCATTGAGAATTCTTTAAAATATCTAAAGCTTTAGGTACTCTAGGGTCTTCTTCTTGCTCCAGTAAACTAAGCCTTCGACCTGTAATTCGACTGAAACTCTCCAGTAATTCTTTATAGAAATCCATACTTTATTATAGACAAATAGCCTTCCCTCTTATTTAGAGGAGAAGGCTACCGTAGTAAGAGTATTAGACCGTTAGTTAAGTCGGTCGTAGTCAATGAAGTCGTATCGGAAACTTACTTCAATCGTTGAGAAATCGTTTGTAGCGTAGTTCTTTTCCGAGAAGGTAACCCCTGTAGGATAAACACCGTAAACTTCTACATAAGAGTGAGGTTCGTTAGTGTTGTCCAACTCTAGGATAGTCATCTTAGCAGCCTTGAAAGACTTGTTGCCAGGACCACCAGGAGCAGCCAGTTGAGTTAGGTCCCCTGTCATAGGATCGTAGATAGACTTAAACCAGTTCCAAAGTGCAGGAGTATTACGAGACAACAATTGGTTATCAAAAGTTATCGTAAGAGGCTGTGGAGTAAACTTGCCAGGGTAGTAAACTTTATCATTTAAACGATCTACTACAATATCTTCTACAGCACCTCCAATAGGACTAACTCTCTTAGCAGCAGAAGTTAATTCTTGTTGCTGCAATCTAAACTCTGCCGGTAATCCGAAAAACTTAACTTCAAACTGGTAGGCTCTAATAGCATCCAACTTGGTGGAAACCTTAGGAAGAGTCTTCCCAGGCTCAAAGTTTGCTCTGAAATCATTCTTTAAAAAACTATCTACCATAATTATTATCCATTAATTGTTGCTGATTGACTCGTAAGGTTAACTTCGAATACAATTGTTTCAGCAGCCTTAGTAGGCTTAATTGTTACCGAACACCAAAGTTCATTTCTGTCAACTCTTGCAGGAGTGTTAATAGTTGAGTCACACTTTACAGCACCTTCAAGGATTGCTCTTCTAGCTAGAAGATCATCAAGGAAAGGATTAATCGCATCTTCAATTAACTCCCAAGTGAGTTGATCATTAGGCTCAAACTGGAATGGCTTGCCAAGCTCAAGTAATACCTTTCGGATGTAGATCATTAGTCTACGAACATTAACTCTATCAAGTGCCGTTGGTGCTCTCTGAGTAGTTCTTTGACCAAAGATCGTAATGCCTGTAGTAGGATCATTCGAAATAGGGTTTACTGAGTTTGAGTATAGAGCATCCCTGTCGCCTTGATTAACGACGATCTCTGTGGCAGTAGGCTTGGATAGGCGACCTCTTCTAAAGCCAGCAGGAGCGAACCACGGCTCTGACACAGCATCTGTGAAGACACACTGTCTAGCAGCAAAGATTGCAGGATCATACCATTGTTCTGCTGAAGCAAAAGGATTAAACACTTGAACCCAAGGCCAGTAAACCGCAGCATACGAAGAGTTTAAAGCAGCCGTTCTAGTAGTTGGATCTTGACCGTTAATCCATTTTACCGCATCTTGAACTTCATTCAATGCGTATGGAGGGGATACAATTGCCATGAAGTTCTTAGAAGTTTCAGCCAAAGATACAAAAGCATTCTGAACGGAATCATCCGTGATGCCAGGGATCAGCCCGATAGAGATATTTAAACCATCATCGTCTAAAGCATAAATACCCGTCTTAGTAGTCTTTGATCCAATTAGATTAGTAGCAGCCGAAGCTCCACTTTCTCCATTAGCAAGATTGTAGGTTCCTTGAATAGGCTTTACAAATCTTGGAGTTCCAACAGGAGAATTCTCGGTAGCGTTTGCAAACCCAGCCGCTGTTGCAGTCACTCCGAACTGATCAGGAGTAACGTAAGCGTCAGCACCGCTCAAAAGTTCTGCAAACACATACTCGGATTGATTATTTAATAGTTCTGAATTTAATATAAACTCAACAGATTCAATCCCAGAAGGAGATAACTCAATTGGAGAGAAGGACTCAGCTTGAGCACCATCACTGTTTACAATAATTCTATCTTTAGTGGATAGGTTGGCTACCTCAACTGACACACCTTGGGTACTACCATCTCTAAGGGCTGTTACATTGTAAGCAGTTCCTGGATAAATTGAGTTTACAACCAAGTCTACGCTAGAAGAAGTGTATCCGTTACGAGTAATGTTATTAGCTTCACCCGTGGCACTGACAGCACCTAAGATATTAACAGGTCTAAAGCCCATACCAGCAGCGGCAGACAGTTGTAGAGTTGCACCCGATCCGGCAAACTTAGAAGCTAAGAAAACATTGTCACCTTCAACATAAGCAAACACGTTTTGATCCGATGTAATAGAAGGGTTAAAAGCGTTTTGAATTATAGCAGAGGAGGTTGTGAAGTCTGTAGAGCTTGCAATTTCAACCGTAGCCGTTACAGCAGTGTTGGTAGCATTATCAGTAATTGAATAGTATATTGAAGACGCATGAGTAGGATTGTATCCGCTGACTACGAGAGCAGGAGAAGCTCCCACAGCTACATTAGCAGAAGCGTATGCTAGCACCTTATTAGGATCAATACCTCTTACAAAGTAAAGTTGGTTGGTAGCTTCTAGAATCTCTAAAGCACCCTCAAGACCCTGGCCTTCGAGAGCGGTGTCTGGCTTTCCAAAAAGTCTTAAAAGGTTTTCTTGGCTTGTAATAAGCGTAGGCTCATTAACAGGACCCTTATTAGCGAACCCTACTAAACCTACAACACTTGAATTGATATTCGGAGTGTATATTGAAATATCGTTTTCAATAACTACAACGGATGGACTGGTTGGTATTGCCATGATTAATTACTCTTAAATTTTGTGAGAGGTTTCTTGCTCGGTAATGGAAGAGCAGGAACAACAGTAGGAACAGGAGTCACGTCAGGAGAATAAACCATTCTTACCATCCTTCTACGTACTAAATTTTTAACAATTTTACTATCCCAATTATCAGGAACTTGGACGTTCTGATTAGGGGCTAGAAACAAGTATTTAACTCCTTGAGGAGTTTTAAAAGGTATACTAATACCTTGCATACTTGTGTTGGTTATGGTGTTCATATTGTTTCTCCTACTGTATTTACTAATAGATATTTATAAAAATGGTTAATTTGCTTGCAAAGATAAATTAGTAATTGTTAATGTGTTACCTGCGGTTATATTTGTTTCCTCAGGTCCAATATCCCACCAAGCATATATCTCTGCTCCAGATGCGTCGAATGTTCCAGCAGGAGTATTTGCAAACTCTGTCAACAGAACATATTTAGCACCCGTGATAGTTCCCGAGTATTGATACACATCCCCCGCAGTTTGTAGGACTGCTCTAGCCGCACTTGCAGCAGGCGTTATTTGCAGCCAACTAGAAACATCAAATCCTGAAGAGTCATTAGTTGATCTAGGAACAAGTAAACCTGAGGTTCCAACTTCCAATGCGGATACTAAAACTACTTGAGAAGTGCTACTGACGTTTGCACCCCACTGAGAATTGCCATCTGGAACAGTGGCTGAGGCTAGTTGCAGCCTAAAATCAGTAGCCACGCTACTAGCTTCGAAAAACTCTTCGAACATTCTTTGCTTACCTCTATTAGTCCACATAATATATAACTCCTACTTTATTTAGCTATTAAGGTTAATTAAAACGCTCTTAAATTATTACCTAAGGATCGATATCTGGAGGAGTCACCATGTCATCAGGAAGCGAGAATATAAGGTCGGTGTTCAAGGATAGGACATTAGCCTCAAGATCAGTTTCAACCGTTGCAAGATTTCCAATATCAGTGGCGAGTGATAGACCACTAGCTTCAAGGTTTGTCTCAACAAGACCTAAAGCTTTCCTTTGATTATCTGTTGCCAAGAAGTCTGCGGTAACAGTGAGGGTACTTGAAACATTTCCAAGAACTATTCGGTCGGCCAAGGAGATACTGCTAGCTGTTAAGACGGTGAACACATTTCCTAGGTTAACGTCAGCCCTGACAGACATTGAGCTTGCTTCAAGAGAAACATCTACGCTACCTAAATCCTTCCTTTGATTCTCCACACCCTCGAACTCTCCATCAACTGTGAGAGTACTTGAAACATTTCCAAGGTTTAACTGTTCAGCCAAGGAGATACTACTTGCCGACAACGTAGTGAATACATTTCCGAGGTTAGTATCGATTCCAACAGACATTGAGCTTGCTTCAAGAGAAACATCTACGCTACCTAAATCCTTTCTAACATTTGCTATAGCTAAGAAACTACCATCGACCGTTAGAGTGCTGGATAGGTTTCCAAGATCTTTTCGTAGATTACTTGTAGACAGGAAATTAGAATCAACAGTAAGGGTAGTAGACACATTCCCAAGATCTTTTCTAACAGCATTATTGCTAGTAGTAAACTCTGCGCTAGCGGACAAAGTAGACGATACAGAACCTAGATTCAGAGGAGTGTTTAAACCTCTTAAGCCTAGGTTTAAAATGCTAAGAGTTAGTAACGCCGGATCAAGAGATAGTGTTACAGGCTTTTGTACAGGATCAGAAGGCGATGGTTCTACAATTTCATCTACACCTCTGGTAAGGTTTCTAAATACGTCTGGTCTCCCACGCTCTTCTATTTCAGCTATGAAGGTAAGAGTCCCTCGATTGGAAGTGGGCCTTGCTGGTCTAGCATTGGGACGAGCACGAGGATCGTCAATGTTAATATTAATCGACATCGATCTTATTAAACACCAAACTCTTTAATCTCCCCAGTATTGGTAAAGAAGAATTTAGGACTAGGTATGTACGTTTCTAGCGTCACACTAATAGCTTTTTGAAGTACTCTATCACTGGTATCTGCGGCAGTTACTGTTCCTACTTCCCTCTCACTATTGATGAAAGCTTTGTTATGAACTGAGAATTGAGTTTCTACATTTAGATCAGGACTAAACATAGAGAATATGCTGGATCTGAGCATGTCCATATCAGCCTTGTATTTGGCCCATACGTTGATCTCATAAGTAATATTAATAGGTCTAGGAGGTAGGCTTAGGACTCTGGTAGCCCTCCTTTTATCAGCGTCCCATTCAGTTTCACTGACAATACTTTGATACCGCATTCTCTCAGGATCGCTTACTGTCTGTGTTTCAACAATAGTAAGCATAGGAAGAACTAGAGTATTGTCTGACTTGATACGGCCTGCTATTCTTTCTGGATTTCCATGAGAACAATTAACCTTAATACGATTACTGTTGCCATCAAGGTAGTACATGTTACCGAAAGTATGTAACATACTCCTCAGGCTTTCTTTATAGACGTTATCAATTACTGGTAAAATCTTAGTGGTCGTGAGATCGACAATCTGATTCCTAATGTATAAGCTGTCTTTATCTCTCATTAGTATCTCCCTCCAATCTGGTCGGGACGATCAAAGGAGTCTTGATTATGTATATCCTCAGTATCTCTAAGAAGTTTAGCATGAACCATTAAATGGTAAACACCATATGCTTCAAAACTATCTTCTTGAACTTCGTATACTTCAAATTTCATTTCTTGAAAATCAGGACGTATGATATCTCCAATGGAAATAGCCCTTCCCAAGGTATTCTCAATGTATGACTTGTTAAATATAAAGACTTGATCTATCTGCATCTCTACGCCAAACTGAGATAGGTTCTCTTCCACAGGTCGAGGGTCATAGTGTGCCCACAAAGTGACAGGCTCCGAAGCTATTGTCTTTTGACGAGACTCTTGATAGACATCATCAATATCGTTAGAAGGAATATACTCAAACACCTGAACTCTAGATCCTGATAATTTTATATTTTCAGAATCTATTAAATTAAATAGATTCTTATCGTTCTTCTTATTGAATAAAGATAAACGAGTATCCCTGTCTTTAGGGAAGTTGGTAGGAGGAGTGTTAACCTTGAATCTAGTCATTAGAATATATCAAACAAAGGAGGAGCTTCAATGGAAGATAATAACTCTTCTATTAACATCTCTTTCTCATCTTTAGCTTGGTAGGCTAATTCATTTCCATTTAATCTCGTACCTCCTCCTGGCCCAGGTAGAGTCTGATACTTACCTCTGATCCCTGCTAATATCTCTTTGGACAATGCTAGGGTATATCTCTGCAACCAACTTTTATAAGCGTGATGTAGAGTGGTCGGATCAAAAGCTCTAAACTCTAACAGAACCTCCTCTCCGTTTGATTCTGGCTTAGGCCAAAGGTGCAGATATTTATTGTTAACCAACTGCCACGTAGCCATCTGACCTAATACATTTTTTACCTGCTTAAGGTATTGTTGCATTAGAAGATACTGACTAACATTATAGTTATTAAATAAACCAGTATTCGTAAAGAACATGATAGAAAAATCATATTCCAATGATCCTGGTGAAGCTCCGAATTTAAAAAAGTCTCTCTTATACCAAACATCATTTAAATTGTCCGCTACTTCTTGAGGAAGCTCGTATACGTTTACACCAGCAGATGCAGAGAAAGTTGCATATTGAGTCATCCAATCAGGGGCATGATACTCTAATTTAGACTTAGCTTCGTCTAAACAAATTTGTATTTGAAAGTCATCTAGTTCAACGTCAATTACGGGATGACCTAACTTAGCCAATACGTAATCTCTAATAGTGCTGTTGAAGTCGTTAAACTCATTTACACCCTTAGCATCTTTATTGTTAAGACTAGTGTCCTTAGGGCTTTTATAATCTTTTAATCTACTTCCACCGTAAGTTCCGTAAGATGATCCGTAAGATGTAACAATCGGTATTCCTATTTTATCACCCATATCAAATATATTTACCCATGGAATAGAAAAAGGGTTCAGATATAATCTGAACCCTTTTCAATTTTAACCTCTAAAGTTTAATTACTTTCTAGAGTACTGACCGTTATCAAACGAATTACCATGGAACGCGGTGTTTCTCATGATCTCCGGCGTGAGGTAATCAACACCCGTACCAATCAATCGAATCACACGGTAGAATCTTGAAGCAGGCATAACTGCTGCCTTACCGTAACGAGTCAGGATACCCTTTCTCGGTTGGAAGGTCTCAGGATCCGTAACCGTATCCAATGGCATCATAGGAACGTAAGGGCAGTAGAAGAAGCCTGCATCCATTGCGTTCGAACCCTTGTAACCGACGATGATCTCATCTTCAGGGAACATAGGATCGACAACCAGATCGTACTTACCAGCAAACTTACCAACGTATTGGATTTGGTTGCCAGTCATGTTAGTAGGACCATCCTTCTCAGGAAGACCACCTTCAAGCTTCGCAGCTGACTCAAGCATCGATGCGATGACAGGAGACGTGATAAGGACATTACCCGGACCACGCAGGGTCGTACGGTAGATATCCGTGCTAGCAAAGTTAATCAGTGCCAGGACATTCGAGTAAATGTGACCCAGAGTTTGCGGAGCAAAATTCGAGGTACCTTGCTCACCCGTGAATCTCTTAAGATCCATCACGTAGATGTTCGAGTAACGGTTATGAATACCGTTAACCGCATCAGCACCTGTCAAGGACTCTTCAAGCTTCATATCGGCACTAAAGTCATACTCGTAAGAACCAGCCACAAAAGTTCCACCGTTTAAAGCTTCGTCAGGATTAGTAGCCGTTACATCGCCGCCTAAGCCAGTGAATGAATCTGCTCCACCTTGGTAAAGACTTTCGATTCTCCAACCCTCACCAGATCCAATAGCACCAGGGCCGTAAGCGATCATTCGAATGTCTTCAATGAGTTCACGGTCGATTTCAAGGTTCATTTCCTTTGACAAGAGGTCAGTTAATTCTGATTCCATGTCAAGGTTGTGATATGCCTTAAGGTCTTGAGCAGCCTCAAGAGTCCAAAGTGCTCTCATCTTACGCTCACGAGCTTGAACGGTTTGCTTCTGGATGTGAAGGTTAACTTCAGGAATGCCAGTAGTAGCTAATCGCTCGCCTGCGGAAACAGAGTAACCAAGGATCGACTTCTCGTTAGGATAAGAAGCAAGCTTGCCACCCATGGTGCCCGAAGGATGCCCTGCACCAGCAGTCGGACCATCAAATAAACCAAGAACATTGGAGGTATCAAACCCGTCTTTTGCACCAGCGTAAGTTAACGCACTCGTTCCGTCAATAGGGTCGAAAGCAACCGGAGGGTAACCAGCAACGCCACTCTGGGATCCAATCTTCTCTGCAACTAGGTTGCGAGGAGTGATTCGGAACTTGGAGTACATTGTTTGACCCACATTCGCGTGAGCACGCGAGTTACCCATGTAGAAGATTTGCGAAACCGGGCCGTCCATGGTCTGGGTGGCACCAATCTTATTGAAAACCAACTCAGGGTACATACGACGAATCATCGGGAATGCGAACTTTTGGAAAGTTCCAATCTTACCCGTAGTCGTGCCACCAACGCCGATAACTTCCTCATTAAGGTTGTTAGTTTGGAAAGCCTTAGCTTGGTTTTCCATCAATCTAGCGGTTTGATATGCGATGTGATCATCTCCGATCCCTTCAAGGAGTGGTTCCCAACGCTTCAGTAATTGATCTCTGTCTATTGCAGTCATAATACTTGTTTCCTCAATTATTACTTATTATTGAGCTTGTCTAACACGCCTTGATTTATCCATTCGTTACCGGGGACAGCGTGGTTTTCATTTAACTTTTCACTAGCTTCCTTCACTTTGAAGTTATCTTCACTAATGACGAGTGCCTTACCAGAGAGGTTTCTCTCTGCGCTATCAGATTCCTTAAGGCTTTCGACCTGAGTCTTAACCTCTTGTAAAGTTTCTTCTAGCTTTTGATTCTTATCTTGGGCAACCTTGCTACTACGCTTCAAGCTGACGTTCTCCTTTAGGAGCTTGTTGACTTGACGTAGGAGGGCCTCGTTCTTCTCTTCCTGTTGCTCACCTAGAGTTGCAAGGGCTTGCATACCATTCATTTCATCATTCGTGGTATTCTCTAATGCAAACATGGATCGAACGGTTTCAAACATTTGAGCATTACGGAACGTCTCGTTCTGTAGTTCAAGCTCCTTAAGTGCTTGCTCCTTTAACTTATCAATGTTACCACGAATGAATGATTGTACTTTCGTGGTTAGATCCTCAGTTCTTTCTTGAACTTTCTCATTAATAGTTACAGCAACTAATGTAGCTATCTTCTCAAGGGTAGCTTCATCGAGATCTTCGGGAAGATACTCGGCAACGGAATCTAAAACTTCTTTACTCTGTGACATGTTTAACCTCTATATAGCTATTTAGTTGTTTGTAACTAATTTACTGCTAATTATTTTCAGACGGTGGCTTTCCTTTCTTTTTACCTAACTCATCAGTTTCGGGAGACTCAGAGATTATAGTCCTTAAGTTCGCCATGAAGGAAGTTACCAATAAAGTCAGTAAGGCGGAAGCCACTGAAATTTGTGATTCAGGAATAGCACCGCAGGCCAAGGCGGTAACAAAACCACCCACCAGGATACAGAGGTAGAGTGGCCCCACCACTGCAATGTGGGATTGGGCCTTGCTCCTAGCCGATTGTTGTAGCTTTAACTTAGAAATCTCTAACTTTGCAATCTGTTTTTGATGCTCTACGGTTGCGTTATATTTAGCACGCTCATTTTTAGCTTCTTCTCGTTTCATATCTATTTCTGACTTTGTATCACGAATGATAACCGTAGGAGAACCTTCAGATTCGTTAGACTTTTTTACTGCCATAAGTTATTTTCCTCTATCTTGTAACATTTGAATTAGGTCTTTTAGGTTGCATAGTAACGGGACCATTCTTGGGACCTCGAATCTGTCCTGTTTTCTTATCTATTCGCGCCTTAGCTAACTCCGTTTCCGCCGTAGTCTTGTCCGGTGTTTGTTTCTTTTTAGGATATAAAGGTGTATTAATTATGTCCTCTCCTGACATGCCGTCATAGTTTGTTCTTGCCTCTTCAAACTTATGTTTAATCTTGCTGATAACTCTCTCATTGAATGACATAGAAGAATCCTCTCTTGGTAAGGGTTTGGCATTAGGTAAGGGTTTGGGTTTGGCATTAGCAGCATTAAGTCTAGCTTTTTCTTCCCTCTTCTTCTTAGCAGCCACAAGTCTAGCGTTTTCTCTGTCCTGTCTTGCCTCTCCGGTTAAATCATACCCCTCTCTGGTCTTCTTCTTACCTTTCTTACCTTTCAGCTTACCCACGAGAATGTCAGCAAATGTAGTCTTATCATCGCGGTTCAGATCAGGGAACTCACTCTTCTCACCCACCGAACCTTCACCTTCCGAACCTTCATCTGTATCTGAATCGCCTCTCATCATTTTAAAATCCTTCTTATTGATCTTTTTATTTCCATCCTTGTCAAGCTCCTTCTGGTTGCCCTTAAGGGCTTCGTTAATCTTGCTTTCAAGCATCGTGAGAAGAACTCTATCCTTCTTATGCTTTGAAACAATCCTTTGAGCACGCTCACTGTTCTCTCTCATGGATTCACATAGCCCAGGAAAAGCTCCTTTAGTCGAAGGATCAGATACAAGGTCAAACGTCACAAGCTTAAAGTCTTCGTTAACAATCTTACCTTCAGAGCCTTCCGATACACTGCCTAAACCTCTGCTTGAGATACCGATCTTAACACCGTCATTAATAAGAGCTTCGACAATCTTACCGTTAGGAGTGGATAGGATTTCACACTCACCCATAACATCCCCATTCTTCTCTACCCATAACTTGGTGATTAAGTGAGAAGCTTGAGACAAGTGAATAGCATCATTAGCAGGGTGGTCAAGAGCACCTACGAGAGAGCGATCTCCGATCTTTTCTTGAATAGTCTTTACTTGGTTTTCAAGAACCTTTCTAGGGTATACTCTGCCGTTGTTATTTTGTTCATCGCACTTTTGGAACTTGCCAAGCAACTTAAGCTTGGTAATTCCATTCTTACTTTCATTAATAACTTTGACCTTATCTAAGACGCTGTACTCTACTAATAACATTATGATTCCTATTTCTGGTCCCGAGACCAATACTTATTGCTTTTGAATTTATCAGTATTTTGTTTGCCGTGACGCAATAAAGTTCTCACAGCATACTTCTTGACATCAGAAAACTTAGATGGTATTGTTCCAGAAGAGAATCCCTTTGCGACTCTGCCTCCAACTTCCTGCTCATCATCGCTTCCCCATTTTCTTTTAGTAATTACGTAAAGTCTATCTGAGTTTTTAGTGGAGAACATTTGACCAACATAACCGTTGCGTAAAGCATCAGTAATTGAGTCGTATACTTTCACACGAGACTTAGAGGATTTAGAGTGTGATTTCTTACCAGACCCCAATCCTTTAGCCCTTCCTTCGGCAGAACCTTCGCCACTCTCGGCTTTAGCCTCTTTAATTAAGTTAACGAGATCCATACTTTTTCTTCTTTTTCTTTTTAGGAGAAGTTAGACTAGGAGGATAAGAATCGTCTCTTCTCTTCATTCCCATACTAGTTTCCTGAGCGGCACCAAGGCAACCAGCGGAAGTTAATTCTTGCATAACTTCTCTAGCTTCTCCTAGCAAGCTCTTAAGCCTACCCACAAGTGAACCCAGCTTCTCTTTTAAAACTTTAGCTTCATCAATAGATTCAGCTTTCGGAGTTTCTAAAGTTTTAGGGGCAGAAGATTCATTCATCTTTCCTGCAAACCCAAGAATAGTATCAATATATGAGTCGGGAACAACAACAGCTTTTAGACCATCATCTACAAGTTCCGACTTAGGAGAAGCAACTTCCGTAACCGGAGGTTGCGACATGATATTTTCTGAAATAGCTAATAGGCTTTTGGTATCCATAATAAATTACGATTACTTCTTAGGCTTTTTTTCCTCTTCTTCGTCATCGTCTAATTCTTCATCATAGTCCTCGTCATCACAGCTACTCTTTTCGCTAAGGTCTTCTCCGACTTCAGCACTAGACTCGTTAATAGCTTCTAGGATCTTGTCAACACAAGCGGACCAAGACTCGTCAGAAATAGCCTCATCAAGTGAAGATTCACATAAAGGGCATACATGCTCGGAAATCGTTTCTTCAATTTCCACAACTTCCGAAGACTCCTCAAGAGTCGTTGACTCGGCTAACTTGTTGGCCGAAAGAATATTTGCGACGTAATCGTCGTCTACAGTTAGATATTTCATAATAAAGCTCCGTTAAATATATGTATTGTTTCCACGTAAATATGCGTAATAAAATTAACGATCCACTGACCTTAAGTCTTTTCTATTAGAACTGTTAACTATAGTCTTTGAATCGCTAGGTAATAGAGATACAGGGTTATTCGATGACCTTTGAGCATTTTTAACATGTATCCCGTGCCTATACCCGTTTGCTATTAGGTCCATAAACCCCTCTGGCATGTCATACATTAGCTCACCAACCTTAGATAAGGGCATCCTGCTAAACACATCAAACCATACTATAGAGGATGGATTATGCTCGTCTTTTATAAAATCCAATACGTCCTTCACCAGATATGAGGAGCCATAAGAAGATACAGGGGAAGAACTGGTTGATACCGATCCATCAGAATAAAATGAATTATAATAGTTGCTAGGGACATATCGATACCCAAAGTTATGGAAATCCTCTTCTTCATTGAAGCCTATTCTTTTAGACCCGTCATCATTATAAAGATTATAGAATTCAAAGTTGTTGCTTTTTTCCTTAGAAATTGAGGTATTGATGGGGGGTCTAAGAGTAATCTCCCTAGTTACAGTATCCGACATCTCAGTCACTGTGGACCTACCGTTGAAAGGATTGAAGTTAGAACCCCTACTAGGAATAATTATAAAAGCAAATGGAATATTCTTTACGAAGTTATCTTCCCCTAAAACAACAGGGTTAGACTCAAATCCTTTATTACTTAAATCTTTAGACTCCATGTCAAAAGAAGAAGCATCTAGAATGTATCTGTATAGAGGGTCTCTGTAATCCAAGTACACCTCAGGAATGCTAAGAGCGTTGTTATTTATATGCTGCTGAATACTAGACGGTTCCGTAATTCTAGAATAGGTGGAGGAATAAGACTCTACTGTTCCGTTGTTAAACGAAAAGCTAGAGACAGAAGCTAAATTTGCTCCAAAGTACAAAGGCTCCAAAACACTTGTTCCTGTGTCGCCGCTAACAAATTCATTCTTACTAACTAAAGACTTTGCTTTTATCGTGTATTCAAAGCTAGAATCAACAACCTCTAGTAGGGCCGATCTCACTGAAGCAGGAGCGTAGTAAGATGTTTTAGAAGAGTTTGAGGTAGCTACCGGGATTTGATTATCATCAAGAACTCTTGACGCAAAATAGTAACCGCCCCCGTCTCCTATGTTTAGTAATTCTGGAGACCCAACGCTAGGAGGAGTTGAAGCACTTTTACTAGCCAAGAAGTTTATGGGTATCCCCTCGTTTGGAACAGACAAGTCAACCTTGGAACCATCTTCTTTTGTTATACCCAGAGAAACATTCAAATCTTCGTTTAAAAATCTAAACCTTCCCATTTCAATTAACTTTTGTCCTTGCCTAGGAGTGTTTGATAAGTTGAATTCTGAATCTTTTAAATACAGTAGAGAGAATAATTCATTAGAACTCTTACTCTCAGACTTAGCAAAGCTAACAAATTTATTAGACTTCTGTAGCTGGTAACTTCTTAGGTAATATTCAGGATTAAACTCATTCAGAGTTCCTGTTACAATATGTTTTCTAACAACCTCTAAGAAAGAAGATAGTCCAATAACTTTACCCGTTATGTCTCTAAGATTATTGAAAGCTTCTACTAGGTTAGAGTTTAAGCTAAATATTAATTTTTCATCAGTTAGATTTTGAATAGCGGTCTCTTCCCACTCTCTATTAATAGTGCTTTGATAACGAAGTAAGCTATTAACTTCCTTAGCCACAGACTGCCTAAACACATTTCTATAAGAGTTATTGACTGAGCTTTCTATTTCAGTGGTAACAGCTACCTTGAAGAAATTTTTCTGAGGATCATAAAGAGAAGGAGTATAAACATTACTATACAAGTTTGCTTGGAACCTGGGAAGTAGAGATTTGTCAACACTTATTTCGTTTCCATTGCTAGTGTTTTGATTTTGTTGATTAATCTCTATCTCGGATAAAGTTTGTCTAACATAATTCTGAGGAGGCTCAGAACCTCCTCCTCCACCGCCGCCGCCTCCTAAGGGTCCACAAGTTACAGAAAATACCGATTGAGGAGGCACACAAGACTGAGCACACTGCTGTTGAGTTTTAAGACCTCCAAGGACAATGACATATCCTTCGTTACCTTGCATCCCTGACGCAATAACTCCTGGGCCTAGGCCAGGAAACTCTTCGACGCAATTACGAAGAATTGACCTTACCCTTTGTTGACTTAACGGTCTCTCTAAATCTTCTGGACAAATGAATCTAATCTCTTGGCATCGATACATTTTCGCAGGACCTCCTGTTGACGGACCCGTTGGACCTGTTGTGGTTGGACCTGCGGGACCTCCTGTTGACGGACCCGTTGGACCTGTTGTGGTTGGACCTCCTGTTGACGGTCCTCCAGGTCCTGGGAACTGAGGGTTTGGAGTGGTTGGACCTCCAGTTCCTGGGCCGGGAGGATCTCCGTTGGGAATAAAAACAGGGAATGCAGGCTTAGGTTCTGAAGGCACCAGAATGACTGGGCTAGATCCCGGCTGAGAAGGCCCTACAGGGTTTTGAAAGCCGGGAAGGATTGCCGTTCGACATCCATTATATATTAAATAATTAAATCCCGTCACTTAATCCTGCTTAGAAATTAATGTAAGAGTTTCCGTTTCTGATACTTAAAGTAGAAACTTCTTCGGATGGCCCCATTCCTCTTGCGTACATGCTATTAGACAATGCTATAACTTCCCAAGTAACCGATGGGTATAGAATAGGAGTTATGGCGTTGTACTTTTCAATGTCGCTAGTGTCGATATTAGACTGTTTAAACATCCCCTCATAGTCTGCTGTCTGGTTACTTATTACATCATCCTGAAGTACAGAAAGATAATAGTCGTAAGAATCGTCTAGGTTATTGAGAGACGAATCAAAAGAAGGAAGCATAAACCCGCTATACTGCCTAGCAGAATCTCTGCTCTTCCAGGGCTTGCCTGCGTCTGTGGGGTCATACTCGTCACCGTTATATAACCTAGAAAACAGCCCATCATTAGGCCAAGCAACATTTATTATAAAATACTTAGGATGCTTTACAACCCATATTCCTGCTGGTTGTTGATGAGTTTGATTCTCACCCATTCTTGATCCTAAATCTGTTAGAGGTACACAGTTTAAAAAGTTAACATTAACATGGTAGTTAGATGCAGGATTAGCAGGCATATTAATTCTTTTTGAAACAAAGAATACTTCATTATGTTTGAATCTTGAATTAAGGTCTTGACCACCGCCCCTATGATTATGGTATCTAAACGCTTTACCCCATCCCATGTTACCTAGATTACCGTTAAAATTAGGATTAGACGAGAAACCATTCTTCTTTGTACCATTCCAGGGAGGCATCTGTTCAGCGATTGGGTTCCCGTGGCGTACAAATGTAGTATCTCCTACATTAATAAAGTCCGTAGCTGCTTCCGATCCAAAAGTTCCCTGGTTGTCTAAATACCACCTTGCATGATCCCACATGGCCCTGTCTTCTACTGAGTTAGGATAATATCCGAACTCTTCTATGACACTAGTTTTCATTTCTTCAAGAGTAGCGTTTTGCCGTGCTCTTTGACGCATTAAAGCCCCCTCAGGACCATAATCAAACCCGCCAGTAATTACTCCCGCAGCTATGATACCTGTTTCAATATCTGGGTCAGGATCACCACCAGGAGGAGTGTTATTATTTACAACCTCTCTCCTTAAATCATTATAAATTTCTGATTTAGCCATCTCCAAATGAGCTTCCGTCACGACAGGGTTAGCTATAGAAATTTGAGGAGTTGCCGCTGCAAGTCCTGCTCTTTCGTTATATGCAAGCTCTGTTGTTCTAAAGAAGGGTCTAATGTCTAGAACATGGTCTTTGGTAATAAATTCATTTGACACAAGCTCACTACCCTTTTCAACTAAAATATAAGCTACGGGCAGGATAGTTTGTCCTATCAAAGCATAAGAATCTGTTTCTAAATTTTCAGAAAGAACAGGAGCTAGGTTAAGTAAGTCATCAGGGGAGGGGAATGAACCTCTGATAACTCCCATGGCAGAAGTTGTAAATCCTATGTGATCTCCAGTTTGATCACCAGGGTTAGCCAGCATTAAAGGCATACCGTCTAAACTAGTTAAATCAACTGTGTCTTCGGTACCCAGATTGTTAATTGAAGTTTTCTTAGATACTCCTAGGCCAGCACCTTTAAGAACTCCCAGAACCGGCGTGGTCTTAGGAGGCTCTACATTTCCAAGAGAGTCGAACTTTGCGATGGTAGTATCCACTTCATCGACAGCTTTTGAATATATAAATACTAAATCAATTCTTACATTAGAATCTACATTAGTTTTATCTCCTGCCTCATTAGTGTAAAAGAAGTCATCACCAACAAACGGAGGAATCTCTATTTGAAGCTCATCAGGAACATCTACAACAGAAGTTCTAATAGCTCCTCTCCATCTCTTTATAAACTCAGACTCAGTTCTACCTTGTTGCCCTCCAAAACGAGGGGTAGTAGGAGCATATAAATTCTTAACAAGAGTTAGATTTCTAGTTAAATCCTCCGTCATACTCTTTATTAACGCTCCAATGACGTTAGGGTATAAAGGCTTATCATCCCTTGCTAAATTGCCCCCGTAATCTAAATTATTGGTTACGTTAAGTAGATTAGGAGTTGTGAGGCTTTCTCCATCCTCAGTGTCAATAGGCCATACAAAAGATCTTTCAAAAAGACCATTCATATTTAAAGCAATACCTTCTCTTCCTCTGGTAAACTCGTTTAGTATTCCTGATACATAGGAACCTCTATTGGTCTCAGTTTGCCAAGTGTTAGATTCTCCACTTACAGCATTACCTAACCCGAACACTTGATCGACAACTTGCAAGGGTGTTAAGGAGTAAGCGTTATTTATACGAGAAGTGTAACGTCCAGGCTTTACCCTTACTACCCTGTCATTACCTACAACGTAAGGTTTAAGTTCGCTAAATCCACTTCTATCAATCTCAGCGGTTTCTTCAGTCTTGTTAACTTCATCTAGAAGACCATCTACCTGATCCTTTAAAAAATTGTTACTCTCTTCTAATTGCTTAATTGGAATGTTGTCAACTTCAAAGTAATAGGGATCGTTAGCCTTAAAGTATCTAACAGGGTTGATAAAAGTGTAATTAGTGTCGTAGTATTTAGTAGCCATTAGTCATCCTTCTTAAGATCGAAGTTATTAACTGATAATAGTCCTTGTCCGTATTGTGAAACAGTATCAGAGTCGCCTCCAAATCCCTTAGTAGGGTAGAAGATATTAACACGCTTTCCTATTAAGGATTTGTCAACTGAATTATGTTTCGCGTTTGCAAATGCGTTAGCCCCAGAATCATCTACGATTACCAAGGTTGTATCTGGATTTGATACCATTTCAGAAGGATAGTAAAATCCAGAAGCCACCCAAGTATTAGTTTCAACACCATTGACAAGTTTCTTTCTAAGTAGAGAGGTGTAGTTTGCGCTAGCTCCGTAGAAAGGGTTATCAGTGGCTGATACAGCACCGGAAAAACTATAGCCTTGTGAGAATACCTGAGGAATAACTCCTGACAAAGATCCTCCAGCAGCATCAAGGAATTTAGCAACTGGGTCAACAGAGAAGTACAATCGGAAAGCTCCAAGATTTTGAACAGAGGGTCTGCCTAAGAAAGGATTAGCCGTATTCACTCCATAGTAATCTAAAATAGATAGTCCGCTAGTATCAGGAGTTGTACTAGGGGCACCATAGTGATCACTCCAAGTTCCCGAAGGACCGTGATAAGGAGCATCAACTGGATGAACTCCCGATATAGATAAGTAGGAAGCCTTCAGTAAAGAAGTATCGGCAATATTCCAAATGTGCAACCTGCTACATACAGGACCCAGAAGAGGAGCCGTACCATCGAAGTCGTATACTACACCAGAGCAGTTAGGCCATCCACAAGGGAAGTGAACATTAGTAGCCTCTACTAAACTATCTCCAACCGCCCTTACAGACATTCCACCTGTTGTAACAGCAGAAGGAGTAGCGTCAAGACTGGCGTAAGCGTTTAGATACCTGTACCCTAGAATACTCGCTTCCGATGCAAAAGCATATCTTGCACTTACAGTTTTAGCGGGAAGGTTTGCTGGCTTGTAAGGAATTTGAGTCGGGCTTCTGCTTAAGTTTGCATTAGGATATAACTGCATCCATCCACCACTTACGCAAAGTTCTTTTTGATCGCTAAGTAGATAAGTGTAAGTATCATCTCGGCCACTAACGCTAGGACTATTTTCATATAAAGTAGTATAACTACCTAAATCAGTCATACTGATTTTAGATTGTTGATTAGCGACTAGACATGCTCTTACAGAGTGCAGTTCAACTCTACTATGGTTTGACGAGTCAGAAGATAAATCAAAAGAGGATACTAGTAATTCATTTTCAGTATTTCTGTGAGGTCCGAAATCAATAATCGAGTTCCCCTCAGCCAAAGCATCAACACCCACCATAGCTATGACAGTAGGGCCTTGAAATGCTACCTTAGAATTGTTCCCAGCATACACGGCGGCTAAAGGATGTGACTTCGCCCTACTATCAGGACCCAACATGACGTTAGCATATCGCTTAGTTCCCCTACAAACAACTGTTGAATTGTCGGTTGCCTTAATCATTGCTCCGTAGCAAGCTTCTGAATTTCCTGTTAAATCATCTTCTATTTCGGACCTATCAATATGAGCACCGATCAAATCTAATTTAGAGTTATTAGTAGCTTCAATAGAAGGAAGCAAGACAGTGCCATCGCTGCCTACTGTCTTATCAGACTTGCCAAAAGAGGAAGCAGTGTAAACCGCTTGATAAAGGCTAGGCATAGAACTCGCATACAAGGGAGATATGGTTGAGTTATAACATTCTATATCCTTGTTATTTGAAGCACCTAAAACTTGCGAAAGTAAATGTGTCTCAATCCCTACTTCCTGAGATACTCCCATAAGATATCCGGCATACAAATCTTTATTGTATACGAACTCAGAATTTACAAACTTATATCCTGTTGCTTGATTATACCTAGCTGCTACCGAATCGACGAAAACCTTTGAGTTAGCAGAATCAAGACCAAAATAATTTCCATCCAGTAGTAATCTACCACTATAATCTACAACACTATTTTCTAATCGTATACCGGCTTCAGTATTAAGCTCAGAAGTTAATGCAATAGCGTCATTCCAGGAGGTAGGAGAAATTCCGTTTAGCTCAGTTCTTCCGCCTGTTAAGGTAGAGTTGACAGCATGGATGCCTATGTCGTTTCTAGACAAGCAGTAAATAGCTTCTAAGGAAGGAAGAGGAATGCCTGATGCTCCTGCTGCCGCTGCCCAATTAGCATAGTAAGGAGCAGCCGAAGCTTGAGAAGACTTTTCAATATCTCTAGAATAAGTAGACTGTATATTTACAATAGAATTAATTGCGTAAATTCCTGCACCGTAAGAGTCTTGACTAGCGTAGCTTTCTCTCTTGTCTGCAAAAGGCACACCTGTCCTCACTAGGTTAATTAATTCGTAGTTTCTAAATGAAACAAACCCTCTTAATAAATTAACTTCAGAGCTATCTACATGTAATCCTGCCTTGTTAGCTCTAGAGACTGAACATCTTTCTAAATTAACCTTAGAGTTTTTTACTTCAATTCCCCTGTCCTTCGCATGTTGACTATCCACATTGAAATTTCTAATATAGACAGGACCATTGCAATTGTTAACCTTAATATAATCTAGGCTATTAAAGTAAGCAAAAGCAGTCATAGGACTGTTGTTACTTAAGCCACCCCATTTTATCTCATCGCCAGATAAGTGGTTTACGGTGCTCACGTCATAAGTATCTTTCTCAGCAGTTCTACCCTTATCAAAAGGAGTAAACTTAAATTTAGAAGCAACAGTAACACTCGTAGCCGCAACATCCCAAGGGGCTTCAGTGCTTGCAAGAGCAGCCGTTAATCTACCTAAAGAAGGGGCATTAAAATCGGTTTTCTTACAGAATACATAAGGATTTACAAATCTAGCATCCGCATACGAACTAGGTGAAACACCCGAAGAAATAAATATTTCTTCCCCATTACTACCCTTAGTAAGAAGTCTAGCATTCTGAGCATCGTTAGCTAGCAGAGGACATGCAGATCCCGCTGTCAGAGCAGCAGCTATAGAAGCGGTATTGCCATTGCTAATTGAAGAAACTAAAGAGTAATCTGTATAATCCGAATCAAAAGTAGCATAAGACATCTTATTGCTACCCGCACCACTAGCGGTAGTAGGCGATCCAAAAGAACTGTTTCTATTTACAATTTCAATAGAACCTCTAGGACCAAAAGACTTATTAGATAACTCTAAACCTCCTAGGTTGCCAAAGCTTGCAACTTCTACAAGAATAGGATAATTAATAACCTCTGGTAACGCAGCCACACAAGCACTAAGAGTAGTGAAGTACAAAGGGTTGCAAGAGTCTGTAGCGTCTGCGGATACAATAAATGACATGCCTGTCAATGCTGAGGTAGGGTGACCAAACTTCTCCCAAGCTAAATGAGTACGCTCATCTAAATCATATAAAGGCAGGTTGTCTTGCTCCCAGTTATAAAAGGAGCTAGCGTCATACTTCGTAACCTTATCAGTCCAACAGACTAATAGCTTATCTGAGCCACCTTCAACATACACGTCACTTGGGTTTAACATTTTATCCGAATGATATTGTCCATCTAAACACTAGACCGAAATCTGATGTTTTTCTAATATTGCTAAAGTACCTGTAAGCTGCTAAAATAGAAGTCTCAGGTGAACTTGCTTTTGGATTCTTTACAAACAACCCAATTTCATTTAAACTAGCCTCAGAGACTCCTGGTCTAGAAAGGTTATTACAAGAATCCTCATCAATGAATATAGTGTATCTTACAGTTCTTTCATCTACCTTTGTAACCTTGCTGTAAGGTATCTTAGCATACCATCTTGGAGTGGCCGGAGCGTCATTGTTTTGCCATTGATACCCTGATACGGCAGCTAGGTTGCTATCACCAGTAGAGGTGTATTCCGCAGCAGAAGATAGGGATCCAGAAAGATCGGAGGTGGAGCTTACCTGAAGTGCTTCAGATCCGCTAACACCTAACTTGAACCTGTCGATTTGGTAATCAGTAATGGTGTCTGATCCCACTCTACCGTAAAGATGAGCTAACGCCCATCCGAAGCCCGATACAATGACATTATCTTCGTCATAAAGTAGCTCTTCCTGATCATCCTTTACCTTGTGGATAGTGAGATGACCTTTAATACCCAATTGACTTGATAGTGATTTATTCATATTATTTAAAATCAAATATTATAGAAACGAGAGGTCCTGCTTGGTCGAGATAATGATATATTGTTGTACCAAAACTTACCGATGTTCCTACATTAAGTAAATCTTGCAAACCCGACAATATAACACAGTCTCTATGCATCAAAGGATCATGTATAGTGGTTACTTTTGCCACGAGTTTATATTTTCTAATATTATTTAGGGCATCCCATTTATAAGGCGGTAATAATCCTTCTGATAGCATCTTCTTAACATCCATGCAATAAACCCCTATGTGTTTAACTCCTCCGAAAGCAGCTAGGCTCACTGCGTCACCATTTCTAATGGTGGAACACAACTTTATAAGACCCCCAGAAGGGTGTACAGGAACCCCTATTAACTCATTAAACCCTTCGGTAGCAGCACTAACTAAAATAGGTCCGTTATCATACCTAGAAGCAGGCCCGGAAGGACCTAATCCTGAAGGATTCATGGTTAAGTATCCGTCTTTATCTAACAGGGAATTAGCATTATAATAGCTACTAAGAGTACCACTAAATAACGGAATTAAACCTCCTCCGCCTCCGTAATAAAAGTCATACTTAGTGTTTCCAGAGACGGGATATCCTCCTACTTTATTCCAAATACTACTTAGTTGAGGATCTACAGCAGCATTAGGATAGTGGCCTAAGTCTGGTAATGCACTGGGGATATAGAATGAAGATACAGGAGTGTTTAAGGTAGAGCCTCTTTCTAATCGAGTATCTGATATACTTGGATAATTAGGTACTGAGTTATACGTCGAGGAAAATTCAACATAAGTAGCTGAAGTAACATAAGAACTTACAGTACCAGCAATTCCGGTTGCAGGATAAGCGTAGTTTATAACACCAAAAAGCTGGCCGTCGTAAGAGGACGCTCCGTTTGAAATAGCACCATTAACCCACCCTGTTGCAGCATTGTTTATAATTGCGTGTGAATGAAAACCTCTAAACCCGTCTGCATCTTTTCCATAGGTTATAGCTTGGAAAGTGTAGTTAGAGGTGTCCAGTATTGCACTTGCTGAAGGAAGGTCAGCAAGTGCAGGGTTCACCGTAAGAGCATCAGTTAATACTTCTCCAAATCCTTGAGTAATCATTATGAATAGAATATAATCTCTAAATGTAGTATAGGATTAAGTAAATGTCTCCCTCCGACAAACTCATCCGTAAACACATAGTTAACTTTTGAACCTCCCCGAGGTCCCATTATAGTCTCAGTCTTATCTTTGTCTCTGCTAGCATAAGGGATCGCAGCATTCTTTCCTGACAAGTTATTAAAATGCTTTAAAACATCAAACAAATCTTTCTTAGAAAGCTCCACCCTATACTCCTCACAACCGTATTTAAATTCACTTAAGCTGCATAGAGGATCAGATAGAGTTCCTGCTGCAAATACTTCTGACAAAGTTTTTAATGTTAAGTCTTGAATACTAACCTTGTCAATCAACATAAATTCATCGGGTTGGGATCCTGGAGCCATAAATACTTCAACTACATACTCTTGAGTTAACCTGTGAATCTGTCCATAAGAGCTTTGGTAATCTTTCGGAACTATTAACTCTCTGTTCCTAGTATCAAAGTGAATCTCAAAGTTCTCAAAATCATCTTCACCTAATCCAATCACTGGAGAAGTCCTAGAGGTCCCCGTATTATCGATACACTCTAGACCAGGAGTATTAGTAGATTCAGGATCATTTGGCTTATAAGCTAAAGACTTGATATGACCGTATCTGGACATTAAGTGTGATCTGCTAACCCGTTGATCATGATGGATCCACTTACCATACTTATCGTAAGTCCACATTTTTCCCGACTCAGGCTTAGTGTGGATCCAAACCCCTACTCTTCGCCCTCCCAAGAAAGTTCCCGCATCATTGCTAATAATACTGTTTAAATCAATTTTAAAGTCGTGATCAGGAGTTAAGAAGTTCTTAGAGATAGGATGATTGTAAGGTTCTTCATACTTAGAAATATCAAATCTAATCCTTGTAAGAGCACCAAATCCTGACCTCATTAATAGCAAAGTTTTATCAAAGAGGAAAGTTTCCTCATACGATTTCTTCGAACTACCAGGAACTTTAATTATAGAAAAAGAATTATTCTCGCTTGTAGCTGAAGCTAGTACAAGCTCAACTCCATCTATTATGCCAGAAGATACCCTTTCAGGAGTATCCAAATACATACTCTCTGGCGACGAAGCAGCGAAGGATCCTGCTCCTGTAAAGGGAGTGCTAGTAACACTTATCTTAGCAGGAGAAGCAAAAGAGGTTGATACTAATTCCGTTACGTTTCCTAATTTTTCAAAATTATGATTGTATACTAAAGGTCCAAAAACATGAGAGAATAAGTTTGCACCATCTAACTCTTGTACCTCAGGACTTAACCTGTGCCACTTGAAGTTGTCTTTATACTGATGGTAAAGCCTGTGTAAATCTCTTCCAAACTCAAAGTTATAATAATCACTAGTGGATTCAGGGAATGCGTATCCTACTACAGAAGAGTTGCTAAACCCGTTAGCATACGACTGAAGTATACCTCTAGTTTGATTTGTTAGCAAATCTCGTAGGGTATTTAACTCAGTTTCATCAGTAGTAATAGCTATTTGATTTTTAAGTGCAATAGGACCGCTAACAAGATAAGATCTTAAATACTTTTCATTCTCACTTATTCTATGCATTGAAGCATATATTCCTGGAAGCTGCCCTCGATCAGTAGTATAGTCTGAATTACTTTGGAACGTGGACGCTATGCCTCTTACGTTTTGAGTATTACTAACATCATACTCGTAATAAGAATTAGTAGAATTCAATCCTTCGCATTGCGCCCAGATAGCAGGAAGATTAACATGGCTAGTAACAGGAGTGTATCCCAAAGAACTAGGGACTAACCCTAAAGGAATACCGCTTAAACCTGATGCCATGCTAAATCCAACAGGCATATTAAATCCGGTCCTATCGTAATACCCATTAAATGGCATTACTTTCTCATAGGATCTTCTTCTAGAAGTATTTCTAGGTATTGCACCTACTACTGATTCTGTTAGAAACTCAGGAGATACCAAGCTTTCGGTAGCAGATCTTTGAATTTCGTTTCCCCCAGGATTAACTCCTCTCTTATAACTGTTAAAAGAGAATCCCTTAGTGAAGTAATTATTTCCAGCACCAACATCTATCTCTGTATCGTCGTAGTATATTAAAGGAAGGGAACTACCCTCCAAGGACACTAAGTCAGGTTCTCCTGAAACTTCTAAGGATATTAAAGGTATGGAGTGAGCAGGAGCACTCCTAAGCACAGACTGAGATAAAAGTCCAATAGCATCCCCGGAGTCAACGCCAGTCAATCCTTTCTTAGTAAAATCAAATTCAGAAGCATCTAAAACAAGTTTAAAGTGAGAAGATTTACCTGACCACAAGCTAGCGTAATCAAACCTGTTATCGTTAAGGTTCAATAAAAGGTTATCAAGATTTGGAGGAGAATTATAACCTGACGTAAATAATAGCCATGACCCTGCACGAGGTTCATCATCGACGTTCAATGCATTAGAAGATATGTAGGAGCTAACATCTAAAGCAAACTCCTGTCTAACTCCAAAGCAAGCTAATCTATCAGCTATAAAGCTGATCATATCTTGGTTTAGCTCTACGTTAACATAGTATGGATACTCTTCAAACGGAGGAATAGGATATACTCTTCCTCTGTAATTAAACGATAAACTTGATTGTTCAATCCAATAAGTTAGGGAGAAACTATCAGGGAACTGCTGGACTGTTTCTAGTAGAATCCTATCGACAGCCATCCTAATGTTTTCATCCATGCTGTTGGTTGAGTAACCTTCAACATCCATGTTTTCAGCTTCGTCACGATTCCATGTCTGGAAGTCTTTAAACTTATCGGACTCCGTAGCTAAAGCGTAGTAAATTAGATAAGGAACATAAGACTCCCACATCTCAGTAATCCTACTTTCAATGGGAAATTTATCTTTAGGAAAAACAGTATTTACAGTACGTTGAATTGCTTTTTTAGTTCCAATAGTTTTATAAATTGAAACAGCGTTTCTTAGTTGTAACCTCCATTTATTCGCATCATCCCCATATAAATCCCAACCAATTAATTGAGCTACAAGAGGAAGGTAATCATCAGGACAATCATCTATATCGTATAGAGAAGCAATCTCCTCAGTTTGATTGTTGATGTCAAAAGCTAGGAAAGATAAAGACCTAATCAATCTGGCGAACGGACCACTTTCAACCTTATCAGTATACTTTATACTGTTTTCAGAAAAGGTTTTAAATCTATCTCTAACAGTAAAGTCGGATTTGTCAGCATAAAGAGGGGAGTAAGCTACATCAACCCAGGTCTTTAACTTATCTAATTGCTGTGTCCCACTCAAAGAAGCAGATGATCCAGGGGCAAACAAACTTGAAGGATAGTAGTCCCCCATTTCGTTTCTCCATACAAACTCCGTCAATCCCTTGATACCGTCACTAATGCTTACAGGATTGCCTACAAATAAACTACTTGTTATTAAACCCTTGACATAAGAAGAGGGATCAAAAGAATCTCCTGAAGTATTTAAAAAATACATCCAAGATAATTTATTTATTAAATAATTGTGTATAGCGGAGGTGGATCCTATACTTCCAAAGTAAGTAGAGTCAGGATTGTTTAAGTTTATAGCTGGAAGTAAAGTATCCTCTAGGAACTGGTCAAACTCATTTAAGTTCTCAAAACTAGCAAACGTCCTGTCAAAATAAGTAAGAACATCATCTTCGAACTCTTGAGTAGTAATGTTGGTTAGTTGATTTTGCTTTACAAAAAATGGAGCTATGCCCTTAAAGGAATCTATGGAACTGTACAAGCCCTGCGAAACAGCACTAACATGTAACACAGAAGATATGTTATTAGCGATATCTAAATGAGAGTTGATTAAAGTGTCAACTACATCAACGTCCTTAGCGGTTCCCTCGATATCATCTTCATAGAGATACTCAGGAAGAATGTACTTTAATGCTTTAAAGTAATTTGGCTTAAAGTATGTTTGATTTCTTAAATAAGTCTTACCCGACATTAGATGTAATTTACCTTGACAGTTAAGTTATTAAGCTGTATGATTTCATTAAAGCCTACTGTAATTGCAGATTCCACATTGTCAACCGTTGCGTATCTAATATTAGTTTCATCCTCTAGAACAGTTCTAATAAGATCCTGAGGAACGAAAGGCTCCGCAAAGTCAGTATTATCAATGTTCATGTAGTTTTCAATGGACGCTCTTGCACTCTGAATTAAAGGAGCTTCATTTCTTCTGAATTTAGAATCTACAGTTAAAGTTACTATCAAATCTAAAGTTCTGATTAATCCGTCAACGATGACAACCTCATCCGTAAGCATCTTCTTGTCTTGTATCTCAGCCAGAAGCTGTCTCTTATACTCCTTCGTAGCACGCCTCAGTTGCCTGTCTGAGGCTCGTTCTAATACAAACAAGTCTATCATATTAGCGGAAGAATAAGCTCGTCTAACGGTGGCTGTGACCTTCCCAGTGCTTCCGTAGTTAGAGGCAAACAAATTAGCAAACCCCTTATAATCAGAAAGAGTTACAAGCCGGTCCTGACTTCTAAACACTAGTGGCGCATATCTTTTAGCTTGAGCTATAGACTCGGCACCTCTTCCTCCAGTTCCTACACTAGTATTTTCCAAGGTTCCTTGAATCTGCTCCGTAGCTGCGCCAAGCGTGGAAGTAATGGTTATAGGAATGTTTAAAGATCCATTTGCGATATTACCTCTAGTTCCTCCTCCAACTCGATAAGTGACAGTATATTGATCTCCTATAGAAGGGCTTTGACCAATACTGTTATCCCCGAACAAAAGAGAAGCCCTAAAAGTTTCATCAGTAGTTACCTGAAAAACCTTATCTGTGCCGCCGGAGGCGAAATAGATATTTTCTTCTTCCTTATAAATTCCCTCGGTTAGAGGATTTCCTTCTAGGTACACCTGAGCACTTTTCTCAATGTAAGGGGCTTGACCTAGATTGATTGATTGGATAGATTCAGGAGACGTAAAGGTCCCCCTCTCTCTTACCAAAGCTCCTTCCAACAATACCGCATCCGTAACCAAGACTGTGCCGCCTGAAGAAGAAACTTCAAATTCTAAATCAACTGAAGGAGTGGTTAAGTCTACAGTTCCGTTTGAGTTTACTTTGTATAACGTATAACTTAACGTAGCTCCATCCTCAGGAGACGTAATTGATTTAACTCTATCAACAGCCGCTACTGTCATTGAAGAAGGAGCAGCAACAGCGTTCGTAGTGTATGTAACGGATGCGTTAGCAGCAGCAGCAATAGGACCCTTCATCCGAACCCCTATAAGCTCCATCAATCTCTTTACACTATCCCTACTACGTGCCGTTCCAATGTAGTTTTCGTTAGCAAGGTAATCAGACTTATTCGATTGAATGTGCCCTACCGCTGCCATCATCTCAAGTAATAACATTCCAAAGTCAGAGCTTTCAAAGTTATTATAATCTAAAGGAAAATTAGCTTTTACATACGATAACAGATTAGATCGTAAAGAATTAAAGTCCGACGAAGCGAAATTTATGAGTCCCTGCTTATTGTCCAGTTCAGAAGGAAGTTTCTTTAAAAAATCTGATTGAACCGTTCCTGAAAATACTACCATTATATCCTTACACCGACATTAAATGAAGTCGAAGTTAAATTTCTATAGTTGCAAAAGAGATTTACTTTTAAGTTAGAATCTACAGTTTCAAACACTTGAACCTTTCCTAAAGAAACTGTGCTAAGGTATCTACGTATGGCAATGACAATCTCTTCTTTTATCAGTGAAAAGGTCACAGCATCTAAAGGCTCCATTAGAAACTTACGCAAATTGCACCCGTAATCAGGTCTCATAAAACGCTCGCCTCTTTCCGTCTTTAAAATAGACCTTAAATTAGACTTAACTAATGATAGTCCCGACATCTTGCTGAAGTATCCGTTTTTAGGGTCAACAGGTACAGGGTACTCTAAACCTACTAATCTAGGATCCTGACCTGTAACGGGTCTCTGCATAGGCCCCGGAACTAAATTTCCAAAAGTTGTTGTGTTGCTTGAAATTGCCATTTTAAAATATTCAGAAAAATGTATCTGTATAGATATTTAGAGGCAGTATACAAATTACCTCAATATACCATGGCTAGAATATCAAGAGAGCATCACGACGATTTTGTCCCAAGAACTCCTAATTACGGATACATTAACTCAGAAGAGTTTCCACTTGGCGGAGAGTCTATTAACGCTTCTGCCGATTACGGACCTCAACTTACTAGAACAAATCAAAAATCACTTACTAATCTGCAATCACGTCCAAAAGTAGATACTTCTAGTTTAAGCATTAATAACACTAGGAGAGCGTTTTTTGAAGACGAATACCATTTTGTAACAGGAAGATTTCAAGCATCAGCTTGGGATGATGTAAAATATTTCGGATCAGGAACTCTAGCTTCTGATGAGGTTTCAGCCCTTTTAGACTTTAATGACACTGACCAAGGATTTGGGGGAGAAGCTATTAGGCACGGATACGGTACTAACAGGTGGGGATTTGATTATGACAGAGTTTTATCTTGGTATTTTGACTGGTATAAGCCCTACAAAGAAGGAACTCAGTCTAAGTACGCGGGAGATAACGTAATCACTATTGGTAATAACACTTTATTGGTAGATGAGAATAGTGGTCGGATGGTTGACGTTTGGATAAGCAAACCATCGGCAGAGTGTGAGAATGCCGATGGGGCAATCATTACGCAACCAGATGGACTTTTCGGATACGGGGCGCAATCCTATGGCGATTATCAAGTACAAGACTCCTTTAGAGCCTTTTATGATTTCCTTGCGTCTTACGCAATCTCAACTGGTACTAGTGAGGAGGATTACGCTCTAAAGGATCTATACTTTGACCCTCCCCTTCCCCTAACATACTACAACCCTATTCCAGGATCAGCAATGGGCCAGTTAATGTATAGACAAGTTAAAGGCATTACTCAAGCTAGGTCATTTACTCCAGAAAAGATACATGGTTTTTTTCAGCAGTCAAACGCCGTAGGATGCTACTCTAAAGTAGATATTGATGGAGACTCAGGAAGTATAAAAGCTGGCATGTATCCTGTGGATTTCGGAGGAGAACTGAAGGGAGGTGGTGCAACTTCAGGGGATCCTACTGCGTTCCCCTATTATTTATATCCGTTCACTTACTCCAATAGTTCCGTAAGTGATTATTGGGATTCGAAGGGTGTAGGAAAAGGATTTTTAGATACACCAATTAATGCTACAGAAAGAGGAGCAGTGGATACAAATCAAATATTTAACGGAGGTCAAAGACTATACCTCCAAAAAGATGTGAATCATAATGGAGTAGAAGGAGTACACAGAGAGTTATATGGGGTATACTTATCTTCCAAGTTTAGTATTGATAATTACAGAAATTCAGATGTTTATTTAAAATCTAATGATGTAAAACTATCAGATAAAATTAAAAACAAAGTATTTGATACTATGAAGTATTGGCATGAGTCGCAAGCTGATTTTGCGGGAACAGGGGGGACTTATAACTCCCTTTTAGGAGGAACTATAGACGGAAGAATGAATGAAATGTATGTTTATTCTCCTGAAAATAAAAGAAAAATAAAGTTGTCGGGACTGCCTGTTCATAAGATTACTTTCTCAAACGGAACCAGCGTCTCTGGGCAGGAAGCTCTTGAATTAGGAGTAACTTTTAGTGCTTTCCCTCCTCTTCAGGCATCAAGTCAGTTTCGGCAAGCGTTAAAAGTTATTTACAACTACAAAGGAGATAATACTCAAGGAGCAGATGCTTCTGGAAACTTTATGAGTCTTGCACAAGTAGTAACAAGCGGTGCGGACGGATATGTTAAGTTTACTTCTAAATTTGAAGGATATACAGACTCTACATCTATATATGGAGTTTCTCCTTCTGAGCACTGGCTAGGAAGTAGAAAGGTTATGGTAATACAAGAAAGAAATGATGATGCTCCTGGAGATCTATCTTCTGTAGCAGTAGGAAAATACTACGTAATGTCTCCTAATAAAGGAAATAGTCCTTCAAATGTCGCAAGTAATTGGATGTACCCTACAGATATTATCAGTGATATTACTAATTATGCTGTAAGTGGTACCATAACTGATGATGGCACGGCAAACAATGGGGATGCTAGGGCTACTAAATTTAGTAGAGGTTTATGGGATAACGACCCTTACGGCCAAAAGATGTACATGGGTATGCAATACGGAAGTATATATGCAGGAATAAACAGTACTCCTTTTGTCCCTCAAGGATGGACTGTCTATCAAAATTTAGTGATTGTAGGAACCTCAGCAGATGACGTAATTAATAAGTTAGAAAACTACTTAAGCAATTACACCTATGAAGAGTCTTTAAATGCGGAAGAAGTATTGCCAGCAGCAATGATTAAACATAATCATATTGCTAAAGGGGGAAGGGTATACTAGCTTATTACCACTGGGGTTTGGGTAACTAAGTAGCTCGATACCCTAGGATCTCCTAATGCTTCTAGATAACTTTTTAAGCTATTATTAGCTTCAACGTAAGCATTATACAAATATGCCGACCAATAGAAGAAATCAGTGTCGTAAGAGGACCAATCAATTTTTGTATTTAAGATATCAGTATATTCCGTATCCATGGTCCCTACAGTAATAGCTGCACTGTAGTCACAGCATCCGCTGGCGAATTCTGCCCCCGAGGGCCTATTCCAATAACAAAGAGGTTTATCTAATTCGGTAACTGATTGCCTGTACCCTCCATCAGAAGGAGATAAGTTTGAAAGAAGTTTAGGACTCCCCACTAAAGGACTCTTATTGTACTTACTAGTTTTAGTAAGGGACGTTGGCAAATACCCCGAAGCATAAGTCTGCACATTATTTTGAGTAGCAAAAGACACTAAACTTGGTATAGAATACCCTTCGCTATTGTGAAAATTATGTCCGAATGTCATGTCCAAGTCTTGGGTTAGCCTTATAAGCTTTGCCAGCATTTTAGATCCCTGCTTATCCCTTTCTACAGGATCGGATATATGTTGGAATAGTTTCCAGCTTGCGAAGTTCTGGTTCCCATACTGGTCCCAAAGTTTAAGACTTGAAAATAAATAATTACTCTCATAACCGTAGCCTAACCCATCTCCTACGACTCCCCATCCGTTCTTGGTAGACGATACTGAAGATGCCATGGGCAGATAACCTATAGGCGTTCCCGAAAACTCAGGGTACCCCTCATGAGCCTCATGAATCGAAGAAAAGGTCCAATAACCAAAGTCACCATGAGCTTCAAACCTCTCAAAGCTAGAAGCTACTTTACTATACAGATTGTTGAAATCAGTTTTCTCGGAAGGTAAACTTAATTTAGTGAACCCTATGCCGTCATTAGATGCCTTAGATTTTACAGCACTAGCGTCAACACTTCTTCTGCAAGACCCGTCATCATACAAAATACCTTTCGTATCATTGTTAGGCTTTCTACTCATGGCTCGATCAACCATGCCTTCACAAATAACTCCAACATTGAAATCTTTTGCAAAAGTAAAGAATTCAGAAGGAGTCAATAAAGACTCATTAAAAGAATCTATCAGCATAAAAGGCTTTTTAGTTTTAGAAGAAAAATCAAGTAATCTCCTGTAAGAATTTATAAAGCCTAAAATTGTAAAATTAATTGTTAGCTCGCAAGCGTAGTCAAGTAAAGGAATTACTTGCTCTATTAAGGTGCTATCGTATACATCGGGTGTACCATTAGACCCCTTAGTACTATACGCATTTAAGTATTTTGACGAAATTGTAGTTTTTTGATTTGCAGTCTTTAACGAATTCACCTTGTTTATGGCAGCAATTAAAAAAGAATATGCATTAGTCTCAGTATCAAGAATGTTGACATCGTGCATTACTTCCCACGACAATGCCGATCTGTACTTTCCAGCGGTTGACAACATATCAGATATGTAAGATTCTACTTTAGGAGATAATGAGGAACCTGATCTACTAGGAATGTCCTCCACTAACTTAAAGTAATCTCTGGTTCCGCTAATGCTATTCTCGTTAATAGTAGGGCACCTCTGCCATCTACGAATTCCCCAAGACATCGCCTCAGGGATAGTAGAGGGATCTAGATACCCTAATGAATGATTGGTAGAAGGAGTATCGTCTTGAGTATATCCATCAAATAATACCCATTGAATATACATTTTTTTGGAGTTGCATAGTTTTGCTAGAGACTCTACCGATTGCAAATATCTACTACCTAAAGCATCCCAGGTAAACAGGTCTGCGTATACCCTTATTAGATTTACCCCTATTTTAGATAAATAATCTAGTTGACTGTTAGCTTCGTCATCATTCCAATGAAGCCAATTAGAAGTTTTAGTAGACCCTGCAAAGGTCATGTAATCCTTATCGTAATCAACTGTGACTGGTTGAAAAGGAGTGCTCATCCTAGGAAGACCTCCTGACTTATCCCACTCATCAGTATGGACTTTATTGAAAGTTGCCCCTCTACAGTTTACAAAATACTTATCTACCATCCTTACTCACTTATGACAGATTCCCAATCCTCTTTTAGAGATATATTCTTGAAGAAATTCTTAGTAGCGTTATAGTTATTTAGTACCTCACCATCACTAAGTGGCTTTGAATAAAATCTACTACAACCTACGTAACCCTTCAGGCCACTAACCTTTCCTCCATACTCTCCTCCCATGAAGTTTCCTGCTGAGAACCCGTCCGTATAACCGCCTCCTATAATCCAAGGAGTAAAGTAAGAATCTAGATAAGGTCCTGCCGAGTATTCAAAGGAATTATCTTGGTATACGGAAGGAGCCTTGAATGTTGAATTAACCTTGGTTGTTCCAAATACTCCTTGGTAGCTAGACGTGGATAGCAAAGTACCATCAAGATAAACGCTAATCTTATCCTCAACAGGATCTAAGGATACCGATAACTGGCAAAACGATTCTCCGCAACTAGATAATGACTTGTTGTTTATTATTTGCCACACAGGAATCGTCATCCCGTAGTAGGAATCCTTATTGCAGTTTGCTGTTCTATTAGCAATAAATCCTGCGCTAGAAGAATCATAGGATTGAGTTGGTGCTAAAACTAAAACGCTGTTTTCAACGCTATTGTCTGAATCACTATTACTAGGCTCTAACCCTTGTGTGAATCTTCTATCTCTTGTGAAACCGTATACTAAACCTCTTACAACATCCGTTCCAGAATCTAAATTTAAATTATCTATGTCTGGCTGAGGTTCCTTGCCTTGCGCTATTCCTACATTCTCGTTAGCTAATATGAGGCGATACAATCCCATCGTACTATTGTCATTGACGTTCCAGCCTGCATTGGCGTTATCTAAGCTAGGAACATATATCCAGTTCTCAAGGCTTGCACCCTCGCTGTTATACAAGAAGTCTTTAAACTCATTCTTAGAAGGAAGCTTAACATAAGATCCCATACTTGCAATCACTGAGTTATCATCCTTACTAGGCAACGCTACCCCGCTTAAGAAAGGTATACCTAGACCCTTATTAAAGACGCTAGATACCGACCCAATTATTTGAGAAGCGTAACCTCCTCCTAATCTACTGCTATTATGAACTCCAAAGTCAGTTCCCGAAGGTAAACTTGATTGCACAGTCAGATAGTTGTACAAACCAATTAACCCATCTTCCGATATACGATCATTAATATGGAGAGTAGGAGCAGCAGGACTAGAAGGATTACTAATTATTTCTCCCTTAGCCACATTACTCAATAGAATATGATCCAACACTACAGGATCATTAGTCTCAATCTTGTCAGTATACTTAATCTCTAAAGGCAAGACAACGCCTGTAACATCTGCTTGATCTATAGTAATGCTTCTTTGATTTTCAATATCTAGTAAAAAGTTTGACCCAGCTAAGTAAGAGAAATCATTTACAGGAACATTGCCAGGAGTGAATTGAGGTCCATTACCTAAGAAATTAGGAACCTTAACAGCAAGCTCAATTTGCTTCTTACGTTTATTTATCTTATCCTGGAAATGAGAGGTCTCAGACAGCATAACTTGACGAAGATTAGATATCACCGCCTGTGACTCCCCGTCATCTATTAGCTCTTGAATCTCAGATGAAACATCAAATACCTTTCTATCCTTCTGCCCTTCCAAAGACAATAAAAGCTCATCCGCATTATAGAAGTTTAATAATGCTTGAGAATTATCTAATAACTTAGGATCTAGGATACTATTGAAGTAATACTGTAGCTCATCTGAAGTTGTCGGAGCACCCCTACCACCCAAGCTAGGATCATATTCTAGTTTCCAAAGGTCAGGATTATCAAACCCTCCCTCATCAAGAAGATCTAGATCCTTCTTTCTATTATCTAACTCAAGCAACGCCGGAGTAATCCCATCTGTCTTGGAGTCATAATACAGACCATCAACAGAGAGAACAAACTTACCAAGGGTAGACTTAGGAGGTCCAGCTTCCAAACGGAATACTGACTCTACAACTTCATCAGGCAAATCTCCAGGCTCTAAAGAAGGGTTTAAAGTTCTTTCTAATAAGATTCCATCAATAACATCTAGTTGATCCTGACATTCATCGCTAAATTGTTGAGCTTGCTGAGATTGCTGAAAGTAAACTCCAAACTGGGAGTTTATCATATTATCGTATCCAGTAGGTTCAAGGGCAGCTAACTCCGCTCTTCTCTCTCCTGCATTTCCATTCTGAAAATCTAAAGACTTTTTAAAGGCAGCGAGGCAATCAACAGCTTGCTGATATCTCCCCATTAATTCTTCAGCGGCTTGCTGTATTGCCTGCGCGAAAGCAGCAAATCCAGCTATGGCACCTACGATTCCAGAAAGAACATCCATCTTAAATCTGGAGAACTCAGAGAAGTATCCTTTAAACCCATCTCTGTCAGGGAATAATGAAATACCTAATAAATCCCTAATGTATGAATTAATTCTTTTAATAACAGCGTCTGCTAATGCTTGAGCAAACTCAATAGCTTGCCTCATCGCCAAGAGGATAGGAGCAGGTATAAGACCTAATACATCGGCTGCTAGACCTAACATACAGCTAGGCAATCCAAAGCTAGCCCCTAAACCTCCTAAACTATTACTAGGATCTGATTCTAAAAATGTTTTTGCGTCAAAAGCCATTAAATTGCTCCTAAAGGATCTCCGTAATCATTAGCTGTAATATCAGGAGGTGATGCTGCAAGAGGAGGTGGAACTGGGAAAGGAGCAATTGCACTATTCGTATCTACAGTAGCACCAGCGAAATTGTCATCACTAGTGTTCTTAAAGTAATTTGTAGCCTGCGTAGATATAGCCATACCGGCGTAAGAATTTACGGATCCCGCCAATGATGTTAAGTTGATATCCCCTGTGTTAGATGTAAAATTCATAGATCCAATAGTATTAAAATTTAATCCACCTGTAGATAGTATTTTTATATTACCTAGTCCGTCAACCTGTATGTTAGCTCCAGGTGTAATTATATTTACATTACTAGTGGGAGAACCTGCTACTAAGTCTATATTACGAAACCTACTTTTTAATCTAATATTTCCAAACCATTTGCCCAAAGATCGAAGACCAGCAGAATTGTTTTCAATATTTACGTCGCCACCCTCAAGAATTCTCATGTTAATATCTGAGTTAACACATTTGTATTCTTGAGGACCAGTAGTCTCGATGTATAGTCCCCTCTTTGCATACATGTCATTCTTTGTAGCACCTGTTAGAACTACGGAGTCCCCTTCCTCATTTGATATCTGAACTCCTAAACTACCTACGTTTACTTCGTTTCCTCCTTCCGACTTTAAAGTGACATCATTAGCTATCGGTACTTTTTCGAAATCCCTGTGAATGTATAATCCTGCTCCCGCAGTGTTAGTGAATGCTTGAGTTACAGGCTTTTGATTTTTTCCATAAATCTTAGCTTTAGTATCGTTATTATTAAACGGAGTAAAGTTTGGATTTATCCTAATGCGAGATTGCTTTCCTGAAGAAGGGTTTGTCAAGAATTCATCCGAACCTCCTCTAGCCTTTGCTGATATTACGCACGATAGGTAGTAGTAGTTACTCTCTCCACGTCTCGGATTTTTATTATGAAGCACAAGTATCTCCGCGCCGACCTCCGGGATTGCCACTATCCCCCCCGTATTCATTCTATAGTAAGGGGAGGTGTAGGTTACCTCTGTTATGTATTCTTGATCAGGGTCCGATTCTTTAGGGATGATGACCTGAAGTACTCCCGTCTCGGTAGTGTCTTTATTATTCTCTACTTTTCCTACTACAACATTCATTATGGTTACCTAATTTAATCCGTTCCGTTTTTCACGTATGAGTCTTTCTTGGTTTTCATTAGTTGGAGGACCAGCAGGGTTAATGGAAAGCAAATTTAGAACCGTTCTATCTTTTTCGTTTTTAACGAAGTCTGTGGAGAACACCTCATCCATAGATTCCTGTAACTGCTTAGAGAATAATTCAAAAGCATTAGAACTAATCTCTGCTTCTGAGTTAGTCCCATCTCTCATGAGCTTAAAACTAGACGAGGATTCAGAAGGAGATATTTTGTGAGAATACGACACTATCTTGTAAGAATTTGTATAAAAAGCATCTACTACTGAAACTTTTTCTCTAAGATCATTAGAACCTATTATAGTATTAGGCTTACCAAACAAAACGCATTGCCGTCCAAGATGACAAGGGATATTAAAAAAGGGTAAAGTTTTTATGTCAACATTAATAATATACTTGTTAATGTTCTTAAGAATCTCAGCTTCACTCTTAAGCCTGCCCCCAGAAATACTTTTTAACTTCTTGGAAGATTTAGTAGAAGCTTTTATAATAACCAAATCTAGAAAAGTCTTATCAGATATCCCTCTGGATTCTTCGGGAATCTTTAAATAAAGTCTTCCAGCCACTTCCGTAGACATAGCTTTTTTTATGGTAGAAAGGACAGTTTTTCCGTAGTTATTAGAAGAAGATAAACGGCTAGAAGCTAAAGTAGTAGATATGTAATTAATGTAGTCTGCCATCGGGCCGGTATTTAAACTTTGACTACCCAAAATTTGACCGGAATTTCCGAATACCTCATCTAAAAGTCTATAAGAACTTTCCGCTTGATAACTTAGAAGTTGACCTTTATAAGGACTGCTATCAAAACTTAAAGACAAAACATTAGAGTTGGTAACATTGTGAGTAAAAACTACAGGGTCATCTTTATCTTTCGTAAGTTCTTTAATAGGAGAAGAGTATGGTCCCATACCTTCATTAAACGAAGATGTTCGAATAGAATACTTTACTTTGAAAGCCTCCTGAAATGTTTTAATATAGTTTTGAAGTTTTTGCCTTTGATCAGCCAATTCCATTCTGTTAACACCACCCTCTGTTCCATACACTCCTATTACCTCATTTCTTTTTAGCAACTTTTCCCCATAGTCGGGGTCATAATCTTTGTTAGGAAATTCTGAATTGTAAAGTGTCTTAGAATTTCTGTTTACAAGAGGATTATCAGAAGGTTTAACCCCATATCTTTCTACACCAAAAACGCTTTTCTCACTGGGAGAAGGATAAATTGAATGTTTTATAAATGCTGATCTCCCAAAGATTACCACAGGAGAGGTTTCATCCTTAATCAGTTTGCTTTCTTTTAACAGCTTTACGACACGCATGTCATTCTCCTCGAATATAGTAAAGTCATTAGGTAGATCGCCGAAATCAGACAAACATTTAGCAAAAGTATATAATGGCTTTAAAGAGTTTAACACATTTTTAGAATCATTTTTATTAGTCTCATCAATTACACCTCCCATGGACAATACAAAGTGAGTCAATTCAGAAATATCATAAAATGATGTTTGAAGTTCTTCAGGATTAGAGGAATAACCCTGTGATAATCTATCTCTTTCCTTCTCAGCAAGTTCTGTGAGGCTTTTCGTTTCAAAGGGTCCTAATCCAATATCTAAGGGAACAGGTTTGGGGGGAGGTAATCCAGCGACTTTTATCTGACCTTTTCGGTCTTTAACAGACTCCTCTAACTTAGAAATCCGTCTGAGCAAACTGTTAGCTCTTTTTTCATAAAAATTTTCTCTTTCGGAGGTAGTAGCATCAAAAAACTTTTTTTGTTGTACCTTGTAATCCTCTTTTAATTCTTTTATTTTATTATTAAGATTTTTTATTTCAGAAGACTTATTCTCTATTATTTTTTCTGTTATCTGAGTGAGTTCCTTTTTAGTTTTTTCAGGGGGATATAATTTAGGCCAAGATACGTTGATGTCTATCCCTAATTTTCCTAAGCAATGTCCATATCTACTATTTATAAGAGGTTTAGAGAATCTTGAAACGGTTGATATTTTCCCAATAGTATCCATGATGCTTTTTATACCGTCAGGAATAAGTACTAAAACATTTCCTCTAGGAACCGTGGTAAACCTGTCGCTTATGTAGGAAGATATTAGATCTCTTACTATACTATCAAAATTTTCAGCAGGCTCATTAGCCTCCTTGTTTTCTGATAATTTATATTTTTTCTTAGTTGCGATTACAACTTCATCATTAAACCTAGTGTCAAAAATAGAGTCGGATTGAGCATACTGATAGTCGTTGAAGGATTTATTCGTAAACACTTCAAGAGTATTTAAAGTAGGACTAAACATTAGCTCTAACTCCCTAATTCCATCGGAAGTTATTGATATGTTAGCGTCTATTAGTTCTAAAGTGAAAGGACCAGCCCATTCCGAAGTATCATCGCCAATGCCGTAAGATAGATAAAATCTCGGCCTTGCTCCCTTCAGAATATTGTCAACCAGTAATTCATCAGCACCCCCTCTAAGAGCTAGATTTACTTTTGCTTTACAGTTTAAGGCTTCTTGAAAAGATTCTGTGGTGATACTAAAGTACTCTAGTAATTCAGAAGTTTCTAATAACTTCAAGACCACAAACTTTGACTTTGGATCCCCTTGGGGGAAATTAACATCAAGGCTTAAAAAATTACGGTTAGATAAAGGAGATACTATAAAAGATTCTTCTCTCTCTTCGGAAGTTAAGGAAGATAGCTTACTACTAAAGCTAGTCACCCCCGTTATCTTATCGAAAAATAAACGGTCTATAACTGTAGGATCCTTAGTAAGGATTACATTATATGGATAGGATTTAGACACTCTAGATGCTCACTATTCTTATTCGGTCACCAACATTCAATTGCTGAAAAGGGTCTGATATATTGTTAGTCCAACATATCAACCAATCAAGATCGGGAGTATTATAAAATAAATTTGATATCTTGTCAGCACGATGCTCGAATCCAGGAGGTATTGTTCCTACCTTAGCCGGAAGGTTTTGAATATCTTTCATAGACTCCTTAAATTCCACAGAGTTTAAAGAAGTTACTACTGTCTTCCCTTTGTGTATCAATTCATTATAGCCTAGCTTTAAATGATTAGTGTAGTTCATTGTAGACCTGATCCAAATTGGTTGGGCTGACCGATAACCCCATTACAAGGGTCCATGTTATTTTCCTCTATAACCGACTCCCAACCAGTTATGTTATCTCCAAACTCAACTTCACCAGATTGAAAATTTCCAAAGTTTCCAGTTCGAGATTCAACTAGGTTAAGAGTTATATCTATCTTTTTAGGGGTTAGCGTAGCGACATCATGA